TTTGTCAGATACAGGTTCTAGTTTATTCTGTACTACGCCTAGCTTCTCTTGCAGTGACTGTGCAGTAGCACCCGGCTCCAAGTCGTTGCCATCACCAGCAAAACCGTATGGGCTAGTAGACAGTGCTGTGTCACCACGTAGTTGCTCTGGTTCCTGTGGGTCAAAGCTAACATCTTCTACCACGCCTTCTGGTAACTCAGTAGGGTCTACAGATAAAGGAAAACGCTGATTAGCAAACAAGACATCTACAATCTGTCCGTAAGCTGCCAGCGTCTTTGTCTTCGTTACTTTAATAAATACGCGAGACTTTTCTGCCTCAGTAAACTGTACATCAGGTCCATATAGACCACGGTAGTTACGGTAAGCACGTAGCCAGCGGTCTTCATCTTGTTCACGATAATCTTCTGAACGCTGGTATCTTTCGTAAATAAATGGAATGATGGATGATACATCGGCATCTACAACTACAGAATCATCTGTGTCTTCTAGTGCAATTGCATCGTCTTCAATCATAATTTCTTCTTCAGCCATAATGTTTTCCTTAATATCCGAATGTGCTGTCTGCTACACGCATACCTGTACTTGGTCTTCCCATAGGGTCATAATCAAATATACTAAATCTTGGTCTGGACATTATACCATATCTTAAGGCATCATACAAGTGGTCTTCACTATTCGTATCAATGTCTTCTGGATTTTTCTTATCAAGCGGGATGGCTGGTAACTGCGATATTGTATTTGTGCAGCTATTAAAGAATACAAGTCTAGGCTCCTCTGTAAATTCATCTACCTGCAAACGCCTGTGTATTTCGTTCTTACCTGCTACACGGCTACCACGGCTTCTATCTGATGGCCTCCAACGACATCCTCTACTAATCATTGTCTCTGCAAGGCTAGGACCAGTATCGCCACGTTTATGCCACAGAGAAGAATCAAGCACACCATACTTAATAGTACCATCGCCAGACTCTACATCCAGTATCATATCTGCCAAGTCTGCGGCAAGGACTTTAGAAACGTAGAGTTCTCTATATACCACAAGCTGTTCGTTAGGTGCAACAGCAAACCAAACAACACCAGACTTACTACCATAACCATAGTCACAAGCCCTAAACTTAACCCAGTTGTTAGGAATATCGAAAGGCTCAATAACATGAATATTGCGGTCAAACTCAGTAAATGCCGCACCTTCTTTAATATCCCAGTCGCCTTCAAGGAGTTGTCTCCTTTGCTGCTCTGGCATGGAGAGTAGCATGGCTTCGTAGTCACCCGACTCTGCCAAATAAGGATTGTCAGATAATCTTGCTGGGATAAATCGCCGTTTAAATAGTGACCTTCCAGCTTTTTCATGTCCTGCTGGGTATCGCAGAACGTCTCCTGTATCTGTATCTGTTGCATCGAATGCTCTATTGTAAGGTGCAGGGTCGATGAATGTCTTCTTAACCCAATGATGTCCCCGACCACCGGGGTTAGTTGTTGCTCTCATGTAGATAGGCAAGTCAGGTGCAGTGGACCTTAAACGAGACCGCATGTAATTCCAAGCGTATGGTGTGGACCACTGTGTTAACTCGTCAAACCCTATCCAGCTAAACGCTAGACCCTGATAACGCAATACATCGTCATCTCTATCAAGATACGACATCCACAATCTTGCGCCAGATGGTGCAGTCCACTGCATCTTTCTCTCTGACCACTTAATACCGGGCCAGATTTTTGGGTACAACTCCTGCGACTTAAATACAAGTTCTCTTAGTTCTTCTGTTGTATGTCGCAGTAGCAACCCACTAAATGCAGGATGCCCCATGTAGCGTAGTGGGTCAGCTAACATAGCGTAAGACTTGCCACCACCAGCACTACCACCATAAAGTACTTCTCGTTCTGCTGCAGCTAGAAAATCTGTCTGTGGACCCTTATTAGGTTTGAATAAAACATTAGCTGTCTCTTCAATAGCCTGTGTTTCATATTCAATAGGCAGTATCTCAACTGTTGGCTTTTGAGCCTGTTCTTTCTTCTTGGAGACTTTTCGCTTTGGCGATTGCCGTTTCCGCATATTCTGCCCACTTGAGGAGGCTTTTAGCTTGGTTCTTACGTCTTCGTTCATTCTGTAACCGTTTCCTTAATCCCACATGCGAGATGTATCTGCCAGTATTAGTACTCAACCAGTTTGCTACTTCACGATAACTGTATTGATTTACGTGGCTACGTGCTTTCTCTAATAGGTCTAACTCTGTTGGTATAGGGTCAAGAATGTCAGGGTCTTCATCGTTTTGTTTATAACCGAAAGGTACAGTCCTTGCAATGCGCGGTATCTGTATCCATTCGTTTTCTTCTTTAATATCGGTTGGCTGTGGTAGCTTCCACTTACCTATGCTACGTGTCATTTGTTTTTGCGGTTGTCCATTGTTTTAAGAACCATGCCACCTTTACGGTAATCTTGTGGTCCTGTGCGAGACTTTACCATACCGCCTTTATTAAAATCATCACCAAATACATGAAGCAAATCCTCAGATTCAATATACAATTTCATATATTCTTTAGCACCCGGACCTGATGCTATATCTCTAATGTATTCAGCAGAATCATTTGCTTTACCACTTTTAATAATTTTACTTGCCATTTGTCCGGCACTCATACCTTTATACATATCAGCCATTAGTCATCATCCTCTACAGTTGCTTTAGGTGGCATAAGCATTACACCGCCCGATGCTTCTACTTGCATCTTCTCAGTCTTTACCAGACCAGTACGGTCAAGCAATTCTTTAGCTGCTGCCATCTTATCACGTATGCCTAACTCAGTTGGGTCATACAATGCATGTGTCATAGCTATCGCAGCCTTCGGTGCATTACGTGCCATGTACATTTGAGTCGCCTCAAGTATTTCTTCTTTAAGACCTTTAACAATTTCTGCAGTACTAGAAGTGTCAGCATATCCCGCCAGTTTCTTTGCTTGCACCATATCGCCACCTGCCTCTTCAAACAGGACGTTGAGTAGTGCTTGTTGCTTATCAGTTAATTGTCTAGCCATTAAAACTCACCATTGTGCATTGCATTTGCTAATTTTGTACTTCTTGATTTTACCTGAATTGCCCACCTGCTGTCAAGCATTTCTTTTGCTGCAATATCAAATTTACCTTCATGGATAGCATTCCACATCTTTACGAACTTACACAGTCTTGGGACACCCATATTGAATGCCATATCCATAAGTACAAGTTGACGTACACTGTCTAGCTTGTCTACGCAAGGGTGCGCACGTACAAGTTCTTCTTCGACAATCTGCACGTCATTCTGTGCTAGATACATAGCATCTGCTTCTGTGATACCTTCAGTATGAACAATAGCCATATTAGGTATGTCCATCCATTCCAGTTCTTCTTTAGTGATGCCACGGTCTTCTAGGTTACGTCCGATACCAATAGTATCAATTCCAAGTGTATCTTGATATACCTGAAGGCGTAAACCTTCATGTGTAATTAGTTTTTGTATAAAGTCTTCTTTACGATACTTCATTTCTCATGTCCCATCCATACCGCAAACGCACCCGTCATTGCTCCCGTCACTACACTGACAAGTGCTGACTGCTGTGTTGTCGGGTCGGGTAGTGTCATAAACCACTCTACTACTCTCCACGCTGATAGCGACATCATTATCATCATTAGACGAGGAAGTATCTTCCACGCCAGTATTCTTTCCATTGCTACTTTCACGATTCTTCCTTGCCTGTTCTTCTGTCGTTATGTCGTGCATATTCCACATCTGCACTAGGACTTCCCTTTACCAAAGAGCCTAGTAGCACTGCGTACACCAAAGCTGGCAGCAACGATAACACCAAGACTGTACTGATACCACTCAGGCATTGCGTTGAGTTGTGCGAATCCATTGGAGACTACTTCTTCCATCCCCGGAATAAACGCCATAACGAGAGGAATAGAGAACAAAACGGTAAGCCACTCATCTTTCCACGAAGACTGACTTCCTTTAGCCATTTCCAAATCCCAGTCAATTTCACCAGTAGCTTTTCTTTCCATGACTGTAGCTTCTGCTTTAGCCCTTGCCACTTTGGTTGCAGCTTCTGCTTTAGTCTTTTCAACTTTTCCATCTAACCATGTCCCTGCTAAATTAGCGATAGGTCCAATTAATAAATTAAGCATTAGCCTCTCCGAAACTTTGCTGTCTTCTTTGCAATACTTTTAGGCTGTGCTACAAACTGCTTACCTGCAGCTTTACCTTTTCTCTTAGCCTTAGTTGTAGCAGAGTACTCTGCACTTGTCAAGGACTTTATTGCTTTTGCAGGTAAATATCTTTCTCCTGTCTTAGCAGAAGGCTTACCTGACTTAGTACGCCAGTCTTGATTAGTCCAGTTCTTTAAACTCTGCTGTGGTTTTTTCATTGTAGTTTTTTCCTAATTGACTTTAGTGTTTCTTTTAATGTAGGCTCATCTTTTT